GCCTCCGTCAAAAAGATGTTAGGAGGAGAATCTATCGTAAAAATGCCAGGAGAAACAGGAGGTGTAAAAGGTGGTCGCTCTGCAAGAGCTAATCTAGTGAAGAAGATAATGAAAGAAAAGGGAATGAAGATGATAGAAGCCAGTTCTTACATTAAGAAGGAAGGGCTTAAATATTAAAAATTGACTTAAAAACTTGAAATAACTTAAAATAACTTAAAAGATTGTTACTATATATAATTATGGTGAATTATCAATTCGGAAAAATCTATAAAATCATCGGTGGAAGCGAATGTTACATTGGTTCTACAGCTGAAAAATATTTATCTAATCGCTACGGAAGTCATAAATCAAAATACAAGTGTTATAAGAATACAACCGCTAAATACGCCTGTAAATCGTGTTATTTATTTGATACATACGGTGTTGATAATTGCTCTATTGAGCTAATAGAGAGTTTCCCTTGTAATTCTGTAGAAGAATTGAGAGCCAGAGAGGGGTTTCATCAAAGAAATACAGAATGTGTTAATCGTAACATAGCTGATAGAAAAGTAGGAGAATATTACATAGATAATAGGGATAAACTATTAGAAAATAAAAAACAATACTGGGTTGAAAATAAAGAAGAACTTATGGAAAAGAATAAAAAATGGAAAGAAGATAATGCAGAACAGAACAGAAAAAATGCTAATGTATATCATAAAAATGTTGTAAGTAAAAAGAAATATATGTGTGAATGTGGTAAAACACTACAACTTAAAAATAAAAAAACACACGAATCTTCTACGGCACATAAAGATAAAATAAAAAATATTCCTACACTGTAGAAAATGACAACATTAAGAGATCGCCAGAATATGGAGATATTAAGTGTCTGGAAGAACATCAATCGTCAAGTAGTAGGACGAGAAAACAAACAGATAGCAGTGTTTCCGCAGTCTATTTTACCTAAACAGCAAAGAGATTTAGACGTAGAAGTCGGTACGGATAAAACAATTGAGCAACTTAGTAAGGTGTTTGAACAAAAACTCGCCGCGTTAGAGTTTTATGCTCAAAATGCATTCCTTCCCAGGTTTAAACAAGCAGAAAAAGAACCCTTTTCACAGGCATTTCAGGCAGTTACAAGCACAGGTGATGTAATACCTTTGTGGAATCAAGTTGTTCGATATTTTCAAACGCCAGGTCTTAATAATATATCAAATGATATGGTTAAAGCAAAAGTTCAAGAATTGAAAGCAAGTCTAAATGCACTACAATATGGATTAAAAGGTGTTATCAATGAGTCATTTACGAGTGAAAGGATGGGTGAATTATTAATGAGAAGAAATGAACCTGGAAATACGGAAGGTGCCAAAGTATTAGAATTATTACGAAGTCTGAGTGTATATACTCTTATTTCTCGACAGGTAGATTCAGGCGATTTACTATTAATAACAGGAGATGAATTAAAAAGTGCTTATAAAAATATTTTACAGACGTTGTCTACAAATCAAATCCAAATATTAAAAACTGTTTCGGCAGAAAATATTGGATTTACAAATGCTCCGTTGCGTGGGATTCCTGCGTTTGAAGCTCCATCTGGTCGTATTAAGGCATTACAAGAAGAATTGGGTGTTGCGTTTCCCCCTGATATGATTAGTAGATTGCGTAATTTACCAGTAGGACAACTTACAGAACAAGCAAGTAAAATAAGTAGAGAGCCGTCAGAACTAAAAGAATATCAAGCATTACGTCGCTTAATAGAAGAAAGAGAGAATATTGGTAAGGAAATAGGAGATATTAATGCTAAACTTGAAGTTCTCCAATACGAATATGATAAATTAAACAGAATAGCGGATGTGCGTTCAACTGCAAGCAGATTAGATGAGAAACCAAAAAGGCCAGAAGGGAATCAAGGGTTTACTCCTGCGGTAGGGGCAACAGATGAAGAAATAGCAAAATCACGAGCAAAAGCGAACTCAAAAGCTTTGAAAGAATATAATTCTAAACTGGCGAAATGGAACAAAGAAACCGCTCTGAACCAACGATTGGATGCTGAAGCAGCTGAAAAAAATAAAAAAAGAGATGATGCTATGCAGGCATTATCTGATGAAGCGAATGCGTTAGAGAAAGAAAAGGCTGATAAATTAAGACAACTTAATGTGATTATCGGTAATATATTACAATCTAGTGATAGTATATCTACTCAAGTACAATCATTACTTGATACAATTAAACCGATAGGAATACACTCAAAAGCTGAACAGAAGATATTAGAAACACCAGTAGAAGGATTCGGAAAACGAATGGAAACACGAGGATTGGCCTCTATGAGGGAGAATTACGGTAAAGAATCGGAATCAGATGAATCGGAATCTGAATCTGAATCGGACGAAGATGCCCTCCATTTTGATGATCGACGAAATGACAATTATTATTCTCGACCATTAAAAGTATAATTTTTTTTCTAATACTATTGTAAAATGGATGTACTTGAAAAGAAAACGCCTAATATGTATAGCGATGAACTTAAAAAAATTATCAAACTGTTAACATTTAAAAAGCATAAATTAATATTGGCTGGATCGGCATCCCTAAAAAGCCAGAAATATCCCGCCGATTTTGATTTTATGTCCAATGTACCACGTGATAGAGATATTATTCCATTTTTAACGAATATCATTAAAGAAATTGATGCATCGCTAGACTATTATTTCGTGGAACTTAAGTTCCAGACAAAAAACAAAAAGTTAAGATTTTTTCCACAACAACCTGTGAAACAGATAGATGTAGAAAGAATATGGAGTCATATAGATTTTATAAAGCTTGATATGATTGTAAGAATCGAGAATCGGTTTACAGAAGTAAGTGTAATCTATAGCTTTGAGTCCAATCTTCCTACGTCGGAGGAATATAAAAAAGGAAACGAAGAAGACATCAAAGAATTAAAGTCCGAAGGGAATTATTACAAAGTCCTTAAACGACAATTTAACATTTATAAATCAAATAAAGATAAAAAGAATCTTTTAAAACTCTCAAAAATATTTAACGGTGAAATGGGTCAAAAATATCAATTAATTTCCAATTTAGAGGCAATTCAGAAAGTGTTAGAGTACTACCAGGACACACCAACGATTAATAGAATTAAACTAAACCTAAAAGATTTGAGATTGCCTGATAATATTGATACTGAAAAATGGGTCAAAGAACATAAAAAACTACTTAACGATGATGCCAAGAAGATTTATGAGGACTTAAAGACATAATTCTTGTGCCTTTTCTTCCACTTGTTCTACAGAGGATTTGACCGGATACGACCCAATGAAATCGTCTAATGCTGGGTCGTCTTCTACTACAAATGATATCGTATCTGTAATAGGAACATACCTGTAAGTAGTATCGGCTGCAGGCTCATTTAATTTTGCAGTAATTTGTAATAAATCATCTTTTATGTCAATAACAGATATTTCTTGCGAGGAGCAAAACTCCTTTACTTTATCAACTGTCCACACGTCTTTTTCGTCTTTGAAGTCTTTCTCGAATATGATATATGTTGTCATTCTACTATGGTCGGTAAAATTGTTTCAACTGGTTCAGACACGGGCTTATTTTTATGATAATACTCTTTTGCTCTATTATTAATTTTTTCCTTGTTCTTCTGGTAGTAGGTCTTATGGTATTCCTTGATTTTATCAGGATCATACGCCGTTGTAGATTCTTTCTTCTTTTTATTTTTATCATAATAACGTTTTTGTGCTTCTTTGAGTTGTTGCTTCCTGTCCTTTTTTTCCTTTGGTTCACTCATTGCTAATTATCTGATTACATTCTTTAAATGAAAAAAGCGCAATCAATTTTTATATACCGGATTGGGTTTTTTATAAGGTTCAGAAATCATCTCAAAAGATTGCCTTTTCCTGACTTTTCAAAAATACTATAAAGCTATAATCCAAAATAAAAATAAAAAAAAATAAAAAATAAAAAAAATAAAAAAAATAAAATAATTTATAGAAGTCCTTTTTTCATTTTAGTAGAATAGTCAGAAAAGGCATACTTTTAGTATATAAACTGAACCTTTTTACTTAGATAAGTAGAAAATAGTAAAAAATAGTTCCCTTAGATAAGTAGAAAAAAGGTTCAGTCTAAAAATGGGTGAAAATAAGGAATCACGCCCTTTCATAATTTGTAATGTTCTTAACGAGTGCTGAAATGTCAAAAAAGTGCTTTTTCGTTAGTATTAAAAATCCCAAAATATACCCCTCGTTTTCTAATACTACTAATGGATATTGTTAGTATTAAAAATATGTTTTTGTGTTATAAATAATCTTGTAAAGTCGTTTTAGTCCGAGTCCGAGTCCGAGTCCGAATCCGAATCCGAGTCACTGGAATAACTTGGAATATCAGTCTTCTCTTCCAACTTCTCTTTCATCTTCTCTTTCATCTTCGCAATCATCTTCTCCTTCTTCATCTTTGCAATCTGCTTCTCCTTCTTCTTCTGCTTCTTTTTCTTCTTCTTATCCTTCTTGTATTTCAAATATAAGTTTTCAGCCTCTGTTTTTATCTTTGTCATATACTTCTCATTCGTTTCTGTTAGTTTCTTACAATTTGCCTTACAATCATCCAGTTGTGAAATGTAATATTCCAATTCTTTGTGGTTTCTCATATTAATTTCAGTGATAAGGTCTTGTTGCATTTCTTCCGTCTGCGTCAGATTCTTACGCAAATCTTCTATGCTTTGTTGGTAGGTTGTAATACGACGTTCCATACATTTATTATCAGCTATAATCTTTGTTACAACTTCTTTTGAATCGTAGTACGATTGGTATTCTTTGTTTTCTTCTTCTATCTTCTTACAATATTTGTTTTTATGATCCAATTCCTCTTGCAGACGTTTATTTTCGGCGGTCGCTTTGTTAAATGATTTCTTCAGCTCGGTCACTTCTCTACAAGTGACGACTATTTCCTTATGATGTTTGAAATACTCTACCATAGGAATATGACCCATTAATTCTCCCACGAACTCATTATGAGCCTTCAGGTTGTCTTCGCACTTAATATACTTACTAAGCTCTTCGTCATCTTTCTTATTGTCTTCAAAGAATCGAGGGGACACTCCAAACATATAAGTTGCACCTTCGTATCGCTTGGAATATATTGGGTTATATTCTCTATCACAAGCGTACCCAGTAATTGTGTTTACTCTACTCTCTATCGAGTCTTCCAGTAACCACTTACTTAATTCTTTGATATGCTTGGAACGTATGTGGGTCGCAATCGTATCTTTACGATGTTCCACATTTTTTCCTTCTACAACGGCACAAAACTCGCAAACAATGGTTTTAGGGGGCATCTTTCTATTCTATATACGCCGTAGGGTTTAATTTCTTTTTAAAAACGCGCCGAATCAATTTTTATAATTCTATCAATTGCTGTCAATTGCTGTCAGGCCACTTAAAGCTTTATAAAATTGATTGGGTTTTTTTCATTTATAAAACGCAAAATGAATAAAACTATATGGTATAAGCAATTCAATCGACGTGATCACCCTCTAGTACCTTCAAAGGAGGAATATGAGGCATATACACTTCCTTGTAGGACAAACAGAAAAAAAGGGACAAGTAAGCCCAAAGAGATAAAAGAAATGACGTTAAAAGAAATAACATATCACAATTATATACACAACTATACAGTATGGTACAAGGAATAATTTTCAGAGGACTTAAAGAACTATTTTTTTAAATTGCATTTTTTTGAGAAAAAAATTGAAATGACAGCAACTGACAGCACCCCAAAAATGTGATAAAATTGATTGGGTTTTTTTCATTTATAAAGTCAGATAGAATTAAAAATGGCAGGATTTCATACAAAAACATTTTCAAAGCACGACGACTATATGACTCCTAAACACGCGTGGGAGGACATACAACATCTTATTCCAAGGGACAAAGTTATATGGGAAGCCTTCTACGGTAATGGACAGTCAGGTACCTACCTTACTGAATTGGGATTTAACACAATTCATAGAGATATTGATTTCTTTGAGAACAATTTAGGGGACATTATAGTATCAAATCCTCCTTTCACAAAAGCAAAAGACGTACTGAAAAAATTAAAGGAGTTGGACAAGCCGTTTATAATGATACTTCCTTCTTCCAAAATAAATACCTCTTATGTAAGGGAAAATTATAAGAACCAAGGATTGCAAATAATTATACCAAGAAAGCGTATTCACTTTGATAAAATGGTTAATGGTGAGATAGTACAACAAAAAAGTTCGTGTAATTTTGACTGTTTCTACTATTGCTACAAAATGGGATTTGAAAAGGATATTATCTGGTTGGAATAAGTATTTTAGAGGGCTTAAAGAACTATTTTTTTTAAAAATTGAAATGACAGCAATTTTTTCAATTTTTTCCAATATGACAGCAACCCAAAAATAAATAAAATTGATTAGGTTTTTTTCATTTATAAAGGCATATAAAATTAAAAATGACCTACACCAAATCCGACAAAGTAAAAGCACTCTACTTCTTTATGGGGAAACTCATTGTTCACAATGGAGGAATGATCCAATATGACGGAAATGATGGTAGAATTATAGGTATAAGATGCCCTGACACGAATGCCAGTCTTGTAGATTTTGACCCTAATATTCATATTACGTATATTAATCGCGCAATACGACATAACTTCATAACTATGCGTAATATGGACAGATATTACAGACAACAGGTGTCAAGAGATATGGAAAATCCAGATGTAATAATGGAAAGAGATAACCGTTATGTGAAAAGTCACGTTGAATATTTGAAAGAGTGCGAGTTCAAGTCGTATGATGTTGATGAAACGGAAGAATGTCCTATATGTTACAATCATTATGGAGAACAAGATGATGGCACATTCTTATGTAAGGATGGTAGTTCAAATAGTTCGTGTAAAAGTAACTGTAAACATCACTGTTGTGTCAAGTGTATCAAGGAGTTGGCGAAAGAGAATAATCGCACATATGATGTGAAATGTCCTATATGCAGAGAAAGTTGGGCGCATTGGTTGGATTTAAACTACGCAGACCCTACTAACATATCGTGTTTCGAGCCAATGTTTCGAGCCAATTAAAGTGTAAAGTGTGTTATATTAATATTTTTATTAATCTACGGTAATAAAAAATGGTATTCGGAAAACACGTGACGTTGGATCTATGTGGCTGCAATGATAATCTGAAAGATTTACAGTTACATTTTGATTTACTTAATGATTTACCTGAAAAAATCGGAATGACCAAAGTTACTGTACCTTATGTTATGCCATATAAAGGAATAGTACCTGAAGATGCGGGAATTACTGGATTTTGTGTGATTGCAGAATCGCATATTTCAATTCATTCATTTGAAAAGAAAAATTACTGTTTTGTGGATATTTTTTCGTGTAAGACATTTGATGTTGATAAAGCCGTAGGTGTATTCTTAAAAGCATTTGATCCTTTGACTCATTCTATAAATGTTATTACACGTGGTGTTGATTTTCCTCGTTAATAACATCCGCATTCGCAGTGATCGTTTGGATCTTCTACTGGCTTCGGACGAGCCTCCACGATTGCTTCCAGCTTTTTCATCACGTGGTATAGTTCATTTGATAATTGTTCAGTTATTTCAGGCTTTTTGAGCTTTTTAATCTCTGCAATAACATTTGAAACTTGATCCACTGCCACGCCACACATTTTTCTCTTTAAAAACATTTTTAATTGAACGACATAACCACGGTCTTTTTAATAAATGTCGTACGGGGCTTTTGTTTTTTAGGCTTTTCAGGAACTCTTTCAATTGTCACTTGGTTGTCGATTGGTTTCTCCATTTTTCTACATAAGAGATATAAAAAAAATTATGGAATTAACGCTGTTACAACCATATCAAAATCTCCCCTTATCTTACACCGCTCTTTCTTCATAAAGGCGTGAAACTGGTCAAGATTCAGGCCTTTTATCATCTTTAAAGTTCTTAAAATACAGAATCGACCACAATCTGCAATTTCTCCACCATCTTTCTGGTATTTAACTTTACTGTAAACAACCTCTTCAGAACATTTTTTGAATAAAAGGCTCAAATAAGGAGCTTTCTCTCCTAAATCTGACCGCTGAGTAGGATTTACCCATTTTAACGGGGCATCTGGATACGATCCGTAACTACAGAAAAACTCATATTTATTATCTTCAGGTTTTGAAATAACTGTCCAGTGACCGTGATTAAGGGAATCTTCATACAAAAGAAAGCAATACGATTTTGTGTCGGGTAGTAACTCAGACATATCCTTATATTGAGCCAGTTCACAGTATTTTTTAATTGGAGCATCAGGTAAATACTGGTGAATATCTAAATCTGAAAATGCTTCTTTCATTTCTTGCTTTAATCCACCTTTATCGATCATCTTTTAAAGAAAAATATTTTATTATTCCTTAAAAGAAATGAGTAATTCAGGAACGGCAACAGCTTGGAATGTTCCATTATTAATTAACAATTTACGACTATCAGGAGGCAGTGGAAGTGCAACTCTGTCTAACGGTGGAGCTGGTCAATCACTGGTTTCTTCTACTTCAGTACCTCCCGCACTGGCAACTAAATCGCTTAGTGCTGGTTCAGGAATCACGCTCACTCCGACAGGTACTGATATAACAATTTCAGCAGCAGGTGCTGGATTAGGTAATATGAACTATGTTGGTGCGGGAACTACTATAGGGCAACACTACATTGCGAATGATGTAACAGGATTAAACGCAAATAACTCCTCAATGATAGAAACTGCATCTTTAATTACATTTAACAAAAATCTAGCAGCAGGTTCTTTTAAAATTAGTCAAAATCCAGTCGCATTAGGGTCAAGTGCTGGAATCACGGCACAATCAACTGGAGCAGTCGCAATCGGTAATCTTGCGGGAACGACCAATCAGTCGTCAAATAGTGTAGCAGTAGGCAATACTTGTGCTAATTTTAATCAAGGGGCTAATTCTGTAGCAGTAGGAGTTAATGCTGGAAATACGACACAAGGAGGTTCGTGTGTAGCAGTTGGGTCTAGTGCAGGAGCATCGGCTCAAGGAGTAACAAGTGTGGCTATTGGTTCAAGTGCGGGAAATACATCACAAGGAGCGTCTTCTGTTGCAATTGGTGGTAGTGCGGGACAGTCATCTCAAGGAGCTGGTTGTGTCGCAATTGGTTCTACTTCTGGTAATTCAGGTCAGTTGGCTGGAGCAGTATCAATAGGCGTTAATGCTGGTAATAGTCTTCAAGGGGTAAATGCAGTAGCCATAGGCAGAAGTGCTGGAGCGTCATCACAAGGAGCAAGTTCTGTATCCATTGGAGCATTTGCTGGTCAAACTACCGCAGTGGCGAACTCAATCATTCTCAATGCTACTGGTGGAGCAATTAATGCTCCTACTACTGGCGTTTATGTAGCACCCGTAAGACCACTATCAACTCAAACACCACTCGGCACTTTAAAGTACAGCAATGCGAATGAAATATACTATGACGCAACTGCACTTGGATTAGGTATGAATTATGTCGGACCAGCAACTGTTGTAGGACAACACTACATAGCAAATGACACAACTGGTCTAAATGCAAATCAATCGGCTTTGGTAGAAGATGCTGAAAAGATTAATTTTAATGGGGAACGAATCTATATGCCGAACCCAACTACCTTTGCGGGTGCTAATTATATGCTTAAAATGAGAGGAATCAGTAATACTTCCTACGAGCAATATGGTATTCACATTGAAGGATTGACTTCGTCTAATTCAGCGTACGCAATACTTGTCCAAGATGTAGATGGTGATTCTACCATTGGGCAGTTTTTTGCTAATATTCACGCCAAAAATGACTGTACTTGTATATATGCTCAAAATATTCGTTCTGACGTAGCACAAGCAACTGGTATGTATTTTCAAAGCATACTAGGCGAAACAGATTGTCAAGGACTACAGATGACAACCATAACATCAAATACTGGGAACAGTTATGGAATACGACTGGATAGAATTGACTCTACAAATGAGAATGCTTATGGTATTAATTTGGCTGGATTACAAGCAGGTAAAGACTCCTATGGACTTTTTATAGATGATATAAGGGCAAAAAAAAATGCATTTGGTTTTAGAGTCAGTAAAGTATTTTCTGATACATTACAAGCAATGGGTGGTTATATTTTTGATGTAGGTGCTGATTTACAGGACACATTTGGATTGGTAATACAGGGAATAGGTAATGCTACAAGTGGTGGTAAAAATGGAAATGGAGCGTTGATTTCTAAAATTGTAAGTGGATCAGACCCTACAGATGAAGCGTGTGCGGTTCGCATACAAGATGTAACTGGTTCTGTTGGTTATGGTGTGAAAGCAACGGGAATCATAAGCGGTCAGCAATCCTATTTTACTCACTCGTTGGATATGGGTGGTAAATCTATCTATGGCCACTGGTTAGAAACTTTGACGGGAGATACAGAAGTATTTGGAACATTCTTTCAAAAACTACAAGCTAATGCAACAGTAGTGGGTAATTATTTTGAAAGACTTACAAGTCAAGATAAATGTTATGGTTTTCGTGGTCAAGAGATACAAGGAAAAAATGAAGCCAATGGCCTCCATCTTATTACAGTGAATAGTGATACCGGGAAAGCGTATGGGACATATATAGAAGGAGTAACAGCCAGTTCTGATGCTTATGGTCATATTGCCCAGACTATTGTTTCTAGTAGTGCGTCTGCTCACGGGATACGAATTGATGGGATACAAGGTGCTTTAAATGCGGAAGCGTTCGCAACGAAAGGTGTAAATGCTAAAAATGGTTTAGCTTTTGGTGCGAGAATAGAGTCTGTATATACCGATGGTAAAGAATCGTATGGTGCTTATATATCTGGGTTAGATGCTCCAGTTGGAAATAGTTATGGTGTCTTAATAGAAAATATAGCTGGAAGCAGACAATATGGGTTTTACCAACGAGGAGCATTGAATGTTGGTAATATTTTTGACTCATTCGTAGATTGTGGTGGTTCAACGTCTAATACAGACCCTCCAGCTGTAAATGTTAGGGGAAGCATTAATACAGAAACTCAGTTTTTCACAACTGCCTCAGCAACTGCTACAATAAATGGCGGTAATATACTTATTTGTAGCGGTGGAGTCATAACGACTCTCAACTTACCAGCAACTCCTCCAGATGGATTAACGTATCAACTGTGGAAACCATCTACTTTAACACTAACAATTGTTGGTGGAGCGCACTTAATCAATGGTGCAGCCACTCAATCAATCGCAGGAGGCTCTCCAGCAAATCCATCAAATGCATCTCTTACATACAGTGCTAATTTGGGACAATGGTTATATCATAACAATTAATATATAAAGTTTATAGCAGAAATGAACCCATTAACAGCGAGAGGACTGCCCCCCATTATAAGTCCAAAAGTCCCAGCAGACTTGGTTAAGGCTGAAATGGAACACTCTTTCCACGTAGATGACGTGAAACTGGAAATAGAAAGAGAGAGTACGGCCTGGCGTTCCTGTTGCTTTGATTTGCATCCGGCCTCAACGAAGTTCGCAGGGAAACTGACGATTAGTTTATGTATGGTTGGACTTTGTTCTTACCAGTTAATCGTAAACACTGAAAACTGCTCAGCCCAGATAGGTTATTCATCATTGCTTTCACTCGTTGTTGGTTCGTGGATTAATTTACAGGTGTGATTGTAAATAGATATAAAAAATATCTTTATACAATAAATGAGTCTAAACTTCGAAAGAGTTGGTAGATTTCTTGCGAAAGTAGAAGGTGGTAAATATGATAGAAAAATCGTAAGCGTGACGACTGAATTGAAAGTGGAAGAAGATGCGTACAGTAAGCCCTTTACAAGACTGCATATTGATGGAAAGTTCGATATGATCCCTGACCCAGATACTGAAAGGCAAATAATTTACATAACAGGAGCATCAGGGGCAGGAAAATCAACATTTACTGCTAATTACATTAAGAATCTTAAGAAAATGAAACCAAAAACACCAGTCTATCTTTTTAGTTCGTTAAGCGAAGATACATCACTTGATGTAGTCAAACCCAAAAGAATCGTAATTGATGAATCACTTGTTACATACCCCATACCAATAAGTGAGTTTGCTAATAGTTGTGTAATATTTGATGATATAGATGTTATAAGTGATAAAAGACAGCGAGAAGCTGTTTATAATTTACTTAATCAAATGCTGGAAATTGGAAGACACCATAAGATTACTGTTTTAATAACTTCGCATCTTGCTACAAGTGGAAAAGATACACGAAGAGTTCTTAACGAGGCTCACGCAATCGTATATTTTCCACATAGTGGTTCTGCAGTAGGATTAAGACGTTTGTTAGAAGCATATTGTGGGCTGGATATGAAATTAATTAAAAAGATTAAACAGTTAAAATCTCGCTGGTGCGTTTATTGGAAGAATTACCCGCCTGTAGTAATGTGCGAACACGATATATTTTTAGTGTCAGACGAAGGAGATGATAAAAATACATTATAAAATTGATTTAAAGACTGTCGCCCATATTATATTAGAATGAAAGGAAACATCTACAAATTAATCTCTCCAAGTCACCCTGAATTAGTGTATTATGGCTCAACAAAATCACCATTGTATGTCCGTAGAGGGTCACATAAAGGTGATTATAAAAAAAAGAAAAATAGCACTGCTTGTTTAATTTTATGTTATGATGATTGGTCTATGGAATTAGTAGAAGAATATGAGTATGAAACGCCTCAACAACTAAGAGATAGAGAGAAATGGTATATTCAGAATAATACTTGTGTAAATCATAGAATGAAATACGAATGGGATTCTAAGACTTATAACACAAAATACTACGAAGAAAAAAAAGAAGAGAGAATAAAAGCATCAAAAGAATACTATGAAGCGAATAAAGAAAAAATCAGTGAAAAAAGAAAAGATATGTCACAAGAAGAAAGAGATGCATATAATAAAAAGAACAGAGAGAGGCAAGTTAAGTTACGTAAAAATATGACACAAGAAGAAAAGGACGAGTTTAACCGTAAAAAAAGAGAAAGAAGACATAAACTGGAAGAAAAGCGTAAAGATACTTAAAGGATTTATAAGATAAAAAGCTTGAGCAGGCAAGAGTCCCTGTGAATATAATAACTGCCCTTATAAAAAACTCGTTGTATTACCCTTATTAGTTAGCCATAATATTAATATTAAGCATATTAATCTTATTACCATAATAATTTCAAGGCGAGTTTTTCTCCTAATGTATTCTTTTTGTGTCTACCGTGATACAGTCTTCTACGCTCTTCTGCGTATTCTTTACCATAATCACGGACAAACGACGGAAAATCTCCATACTTAGAATGTCCTATAGACTTGATATATTTACCGTCCATATACACATCTATTTTTTTATTTTTCTTGTGAGATGGATAGACTTCTACTCCTATTTCTTTCGCTTTCTGATAAGTGTATGGCGTAATCTTATACATCTATACATAACAACCAAATAATTTACCACATATTTTACTACAATTTTTACCGTGTTGTATTAGTTCCGGACTGGACGCAACAAATACAAATGCATCAATTAATTCGCTAACAAGTATATGATGTTCCGCGTAAAAATCTGGCATAAGACTATTTAGCTCTTCTTTCACCCATTTTTTCTTATCTGCCCCTGGTTTATCTAACTTCTCCACATCAGCCATTAGTTTAATAACGAGATTAATTGCCATTGAGCAGTTTAGTTCCATTTTATATTAGTAGCCATTTTTTTTCTTATGAAAAGTTCCTTTGTATGGAGGAATCTGTAGAGGCTCTTCATACATAGCATCTTCTTTCCCCATTCCTTGTACCAACATCTGGCTATAAGGGGGAACGTGAGCAGCTCTCTGTTGCGGTTCTGCAGTAAACCCAGTTTCCAGATCTAACTCTTCTATAGGTTCGACCATATCAGGTTCTATCGTAGACATTTTTGGCTCGGAGTAAGGATGACCGTCACTTTCATTTAGTTCATCCAATGTATCCATATTGTTAAGATGTAAATTATCACCAAATGGTGAGAAATTGCCTCCCCAAATACCCTTTCGGAAGAAGAATCCACTATCCCCATCTTGTGCGTGCCTCTGTAAAAACTCGTCGTTGCCGTATCGACTATATCCAGCCCCTGTAATAGGATGATACCCATTCCAACTCGGTTGCGACCAAGAGCCTCCCGCAAGCCTCTGAAACTCTGCCTGACGTTCATTCCAGTAATAATGGTGTAAGTCATTCGGATTATTTGACTGATTGGCGTACATTTTCTACTAATGGATATAAAATAAAAAACACAGTTTAATCTTTCTCTAATTTTTTAATAACACCAGGATGTTTCGTTCGATTGTGTAAATCAAGTGTAGATTGTTGGAGAAATGGCTTACCACAAGACCCGCATCTATATCCTGTAATTTTTTCCCCTTCCATTAATTCATAATCTACTACAGGTTCTTCTGCCTCTTTTTCTTCTTTCTCTTTTTTCTCTGCTTTTCTCTTTTCTTTTTCCGCTTTTCTCGCTCTTTTCTCTTCTTTCTCTGCTTTTCTCTTCTCTTTTTCCGCTTTTCTCGCTTTTCTCTCTTCTTTACTTTCCTTTTTCTCTTCTTTCGGCTCAGGTTTCGGCTCAGGTTTCGGCTCAGGTTTCGGAGGTTCTTGATTTTTCCACTGTTCATACATATTTTCTAAATCATACGTTTGACGATAATTCCTATCAGGATCTTTTCCTGAAAGTGGTTGGTGTTGCGGAGCATTTTTCAAGACGTATTCGTGAAAACTTTTAACTGCATTTGTTTCTGTTCTTTTTACGACATCGTGTGTTGTTTTACTTAATTTTTTGAGGTCAAACCCTTTTCTATCCAATGCACCAAACTTAAACTTGTTAATTTCATCCGTTGTATACGCTTTTTTTCGTTTTTTCCCTTTCAATCCTCTACTTTTTTCATCTACTTTTTCCTTAAAATTGTCTTTTACTTCTTGATCGTTAGATTTACGAGCCATCATTGCAGCAATAAATCCTGACGCCTTGTTTCCTCCTTTCATTTCCTTCCAATCCATATACATTTGTTCCAGTGTATGAGGTGCTTCTAGGTCGTGATGATGTTCTTTGACGTAATCATAAAACTCTTGTTCTATTCTGACACAGTTATTTACTACTTTCCCATTTTTGATTTTAGTTCCAACTTTTTCATAACCTTTCCAACATTTTCCACTTCCTTTTTCCTTTTTTTCTTTTTCCTTTTTATCTTTTTCCTTTTTTTCTTCAAACTCATTCATACGTCGTATTCTCTCAGGGAAATGTTCTGAAAATGTCCCAACCTCATCTACCAACTCTTGAGGAAGCACCTTCCATAATCGTACAGAAGCCTCTTCATTGGCTCTTAGTTCGTCAGGATTTGCTCGTTCAATATGCAATCTACCACGAAGCCTCTGTATGACGGCTATAATTTGTTCAATTTTTGCTACTCTTTGAGGAGTTAAATCTGTCATTAATCTACGACCTTTTCGTATCAAATTATAGGCTTGTTCATCTAATTTTTTGTATGGCGGTATTCGTCGTATGTGGGTTCTATCAATCTGTTCTATATATTCAGGAGGAGGGTTTAATAATCCATAATCCTCTATAGATGAGTAAAACTCCTTTACTTCTTCTATAAAATCCATATAATTATCTTTACCACTTCCTTTTTTTTCCTTTTTTTCTTCATCCAATTCATTCATACGTTTCTTTCTCTCAGGGAAATGTTCTGAAAATGTCCCAACCTCATCTATCAACTCTTGAGGAATGTGATTCCATAATCGTACAGAAGCCTCTTCATTGGCTCTTAGGGGATTATCCCTCTTTACAGCCTCTTTGAGGTCAAAAGCAATTACAGGTCGCAGGAAGTAAATCAACTTCTCGTTCCTATAACTATCTTCAGTACGTGGTTGCACTGGTTGGAGATTTTGCTGTATTTGTTCTCTTCTATTTTCTAAATCTCTAAATACTTGTGGATTTATATAACGTCTAGAATCTAACTTTTCCTGCGCTCTACGAACATCCTCCTCAAGAATTGGAAGCTCTTCTCTTGCTCTTGCTTTTCTTGCTTCTATTCTTTCTCTTTCTTCAACATCTTGATTATGTCTTCTAAATCTATTTCTCAAATAAGTAATAGTATTTTTAATTTTTTTCATCCCTCCTTTCGTACCTGCGCACATTGGGGTATATCTTTCTTCTAATCCATTTAATACACGATGGAAGTTATTTAATCTTCTATAACTATCACTAACAGTACGATGTAGAGTTGTAAGTCTATCTTGATAATTGTTAGGTACTTCATTTTGTAAAGTTTCAATATTATCTAATAAATCTTGTGAAGCTTCAAACATATCTTCTAATTGTGCTCTATATGTTTCTATTACAGCAGGTGTATTCCGATTAAAAGGAGTGGTACCTAGTGTTATTATATCATTTATTACAACATCTACATCATCTGTATAATGTGGTACATCTGTTTCTAACTGAACAATATTTGTTTCTACATCTCCTTCATCTCCTTCATCTCCTTCATCTACTTCATCATTATCCATTCCTCCTTTCATCCCATAACCTTCTTTTTCAGGTATGGGATCTAATCCTGAATCCCTCTGACTGTCCATATCATTCTTTATATGCTTTCGTATCACTCGTAATTTTTTCCTATCGTTTGTATCTAATAACTGCCTAACATACATATTTGCTATATCTCTTGATTCTTGTGGAGTTAATCCTCTCCGTCCCAAGAAATCAACATAATCGCCTATTAATAATTGTGTTTTCCTATCACGCATACCACCTTTCAAATACTTTTTAGACCATTTATTTTCTGATAGTGTAAATCGAGGGGCTTCTTTTTCCCAAGGGTGTGTTGGATTCATTCCGCCTATCAGACTATTAAGTGTTTCACGGTTTCCACCAATATTGAAATATTTAGATCCTAGTGCAATCGCTTTTGTAACAGTATCTGCTATTGCGGGAACATAGCTTCTACTACCTGATTTGAAATCTTTATAAATACCTGTAACATCTTGGTATACAAATGCTTTTGCTTTTTCACTCCATAGTCCTTCTGTTTGTAGTAGATTTGTAACGAATCCTTGACAATTAGACCCACTTTCAGTAAAAGCGGAATATTCAAAAAACTTGACTTTCCCAATACGATTTTTAGTATCTTCCAACATTTGACCTAATGTAAAAGTTCCAGCTTTATCTTTCATATCCACATCAAATGCATCTTCGCCTGGCATTGGTTCAA